CCTCGAGGCATCGGCAATGCGGGCTGCTGAAATGCAGGCCGAAGAGCTGAAATACTTCACCCAACTCGAGGTGAAAGGCATCGACCTTGGCAAGATATACAAGGAAGGCGTCAAGACCTGGGCGAAACGTCATGCCGCTCGTCTTGTCGAGAATATCACCGAGTCCACTCGTCGGTTCCTGCAGCGTGTGCTCAACCGAGGTGTGGAGGAAGGTAAGAGCAATAAGGAAATAGCCAAAGACATACGGGCCAAGATGACGGGACCGGCTGCAGCTCGACGCGCATTCACGATTGCGCGGACCGAGACGCATACGGCCACGCAAAAGGGCTCATATGAAACAGCGGCACAATCGGGCCTCGACATGGAGAAGGAATGGGGCGCTACCGAGGATGACAGAACTCGCTTGTCGCACAGCCTCGCAGATGGTCAAGTCGTCGCACTTGATGAACTGTTCGCTGTGGGAGGCGTGTTCATGGCATACCCTGGTGACCCGACCGGACCCGCGAAGGAAGTAATCAACTGCCGCTGTGTGGCACTCTATTGGCCGAAAGGATTAAGATCATGAGCCTCAAACAACTGTCCGTTGAGCTCGATAGCAAGGCTGTCAAGGAAGACGGCAGCTTTGAGGGCTATGCGTCAGTCTTCAACAATGTTGACCAAGGCCGAGACATTGTGCTCCCGGGCGCATTCAAGTCCTCGCTCAAGTCTCGACCTGCCGACAAGATCAAGATGCTTTGGCAGCACGATCCGTCCCGCCCGATTGGCGCGTGGACTGACGCTGCCGAAGACACCAAGGGCTTGTTCGTCAAGGGCAACCTGGCGATGGGCACGATGCTCGGCAAAGAGACCTACGAGCTGATGAAGATGGGTGCCATCGACGGCATGTCAATCGGGTTCATCACGCTCGAGGACGACTATGACCGCAACAGCGGCATTCGCAAGATCGGCAAGGCCGACCTGCGGGAGATTTCCGTGGTCACGTTCCCCATGAACGAGGCTGCTACCATTTCTTCGGTCAAGAATGACCTGACCGAGAAAGACCTTGAGCTGATCCTGCGTGAGGCAGGCCTGTCTCGAGAGTTCGCCAAGCGCGTGACACTTCACGGGCTGAAGCGGGCAAAGGAGTCGTTCGATCAGCGAGAGGCTGACGGAGCTTCCGAGAACGCTGCCTTCGTGGCGGCACTTCAACATGCTCAGCGCCTGCTGGGCTAAACAGGAGAAAGACAGATGACTTATCATGAGCGTCTGCTCGGGACCGCTGGTCGCCTCGAGCGCAAAGACAACAATGGCGGTGGAGACCGGGTGGACCCGGGCGTTCTGAACGCCGAGACCAAGAAGGCCATTGATGGCTTCATGCGGACCATTGAGGAGTTCAAGTCCAAGAACGACGAACACCTCAAGGAGATCGGCAAGAAGAAGGTCGATGACGTGGTTCTGCGCGAGCACGTCGACCGCATCAACGGCTCCATTGATACCCTCAAGGAAGGTATCGAGAAGGACATGCTCGAGGTCAAGCGCCAGCTCGCCCTCAGCAAGGCGGCGAATGACAAGCCGGAGGAAGCGCCGGAAGTCAAGGAATACTCGGCCAAGTGGCAGGAGCACATGCGCAAGGGCTCCGACTTCATCTCGAAGCGCGAGCTTCGCGAGTACGAGGAGAAGGCTGCCAAGGCCATGAACCTCGACATGAAGGCGCTGTCTGCCGGCTCCGACACGGATGGCGGTTATACCGTCCTGCCGAACTTCGACCAGACTCTGCGCATTGTGCAGGTTCTCGTGTCGCCGGTTCGTTCCGTGGCGCAGGTTCAGACCATCGGCAACTACTCGACCAAGTTCGCTGCCGACATGAACAACGCCTCGGCCGGCTGGGTGGGTGAAACCGATCCCCGTACTGCGACGAATACGCCGCAGCTCGCGGATATCGAGATCATCGCCAACGAGATGTATGCCTTCCCGTTCACGACTCAGCAGATGCTCGACGACTCCTATATCAACGTCGAGAGCTGGCTCGCCGAGAAGGTCGCCATCGCGTTCGCTCAGAAGGAAGGCAATGCCTTCGTGGTGGGTGACGGCGTGAAGAAGCCCCGCGGTTTCCTGACGTATCCGACTGTGGTCGAGTCGTCCTGGGCCTGGGGCAAGATCGGTTACGTCCCGACGGGCGCTGCCGGCGACTTCACCACGCAGACTGCAACGGCCGGTACCGGTGGCGACGTGTTCTTCGACATTATCGCCAACCTCAAGTATCCCTACCGTCAGAATGCGCGTTGGACCGCCAATCGTCGCACTGTCGCTCGTATGCGCAAGATCAAGACGCAGTATGCCGACTACCTCTGGGTGCCGGGTCTGCAGAATGGTCAGGCGGATACGTTCGCCGGCTACCCGCTCACCGAGATGGAGGACATGCCGGACCTGGCTGCCAACTCCCTGTCGGTTGCGTTCGGCGACTGGAAGCAGGCCTACCTGATTGCTGATCGTGTGGGCGTCCGCGTCCTCCGCGATCCGTTCACCGTGAAGGGCTACGTGGGCTTCTACACCACGAAGCGCGTCGGCGGCGGCGTCCAGAACTTCGAAGCCTTCAAGGTTCTGAAGTCGTCCGTCTCGTAACATGGCGCGGGCTTCAGCCCGCTCCTCAACCCCTTCAATCAGGAAAGGACTGCAACAATGCGTACTCTCGCTTCTCGCGTTGCGCTCAATCAGACGATTGCGCTCGCGACTCTCACTGCCACGCCCGCTCGTGCGGCTGGCAACATCATCGACCGTCAGGGCTTCGAGTCCGTCAGCTTCCACTTCTACGTGGGTGCGGGCGGCATCACCTTCGACGGCACGAACTACCTCGGTCTGCTCATCGAGGAGTCGGATGACAACGTGACCTGGACGCCCATCGCGTCTTCGAACGCTGTCAACGCCGGCCCTGGTGTGACGACTGCGGTGGACGCTTCTGGCCGTGTGGGTCTCATCCAGTCGGCCAAGGGCGCTGCGGATACCTATCCGCTGTCCCGCAAGTGGGATTACGTGGGCTCCAAGCGCTACGTGTCCGCTCGCCCCGCCTTCGTCGGCACTCACGCCACCGGCACCCCGGTCGCTGTCATTGCCGTGCTCGGCGATCCCGCCAACCTGCCTGTCACCTAATACGTGACGGCATAACAGGAGACCGCCAACATGCGTATCCAGATGCTCAAGGACGCCAAAGGCTCGCCCGATGGTGTCAACGTCCACAGCTACGAAGAAGACGAGATTTATCCGACGGAGGGGCTCGCCCCGATGACCGATGAACTCGCCCGCGTCTTCGTGGAAGCGGAACTCGCCATCGAAGTGGACGAGGACAACAAGCCCGTTGAGAAACAGGCGAAGAAGTCCAAGAAGTCCGAAGCTCCGAAGGAGGAGTAACCAATGGCACGATCCGTCAAGATGCTTGCGGATCATGTCGACTCTCCCAGCGATGGGGTAACGCTGTCCTACGGTAAGGGCGGCGTTTACCCTATCGACGGGGCGAACATGACACGCGACCTCGCCAAGAAGATCGTTGAAGGTCTTCAGATCGGCGAGTATATCGGCGAGGAGGAAGAACTCCCGCTGTTCGCCGAGAAGAAAACCAAGGAGAAATGAGATGCGACTCCGTCTCGTAACCGATGCTGCTTCCGAGCCCGTGACTGTGAGCGAGCTCATGCCCTTCATCCGTGTGGATATTGATCCCGCGGACGGTGTGATGACCGCGCTCATTGCCGCGGCTCGTCGCCGTGTCGAGAAGGAGACGGGTCTCGCGCTCATGACTCAGACATGGGTGGCTGTGTTGGACCGTTGGCCCGACACAGTTGCTCCTGACTATCGCAACGCAGGACTTGCGCCCGGTGCCGGCCTCAGCGGCTGGTGGAACGGTGTGCAGCAAGGTCCTCAATCGCTGATCGTGCCGAATGGCATCATCGAAATTCCCAAGCGTCCGTTCCTGTCCGTCACGCAAATCCAAACGCGAGACGTGATGACGAACTTCTCGACGCTCGACAGTTCGACCTACTACACCGAGGTCTCGGACTACATGGGCCGCATTGCTCGCAAGCCTGGCGCTGTCTGGCCGCCTGTGCCGGCGAACATGCTCGGCTGCATCGAGATCACGTTCACCTGTGGCTTCGGCGCTGCTGCGGCAAACGTGCCCGATGACCTCAAGACAGCAATCAAGATGCTCGCGTCACATTGGCATGAGCATCGTGAGCCCGTCCTCGAGGGGCAGCTGAACATCATGCCGCATCACGTCCAGTCTATCCTCAATAGCTGGCAGTCATTGAGGTTGCGCTGATGGTAAAGCTCAATAAACGCATCTACGTTTTGGCCGGGTCGCTGCGGGAACGCATTACGATCCAGGACCAGAATGCCGCAATCGACACGGATGGCTCTGAACTGACCACGTGGACCGATATTGCCACTGCCCCGACTGTCTGGGCTCGACTTGAACCGGACAGCGTAGTCGAGGACATTATCGGCGGCCGCGGTCAGACCCGACGCAAGTGGGTTTGCACCATCCGCTATCGAACCGACATTACCACCCGAATGCGCGTCTCATGGCGCGGTCGAGTGATGAACGTGATTGGCATCGTCAACGTGGGCGAGCGCCGCAAGTACCTCACCCTCGAGCTTGTAGAAACGAACCTGATCCAATGACCACTGTCACCATCAACATTCAAGGGCAGCAGGAGCTCATTCGAGCTCTGCAGTCCATGGACAGCGAGGTGGTGGCAGTTGTGGAGAAGGGGTTGCTTCAGACAGCGTTCCTTGCGCAGAGCGAGGCACAACGCAGCATCTTGAAGGGACCTAAAACGGGTCGCATATACAAAAGAGGCAAGCGAGGAAGGACGCACCAGGCTTCGGCGCCTGGGGAACCGCCGGCGAACGATACCGGACGCCTGGCCAGCTCCCTACGCTCCGAGGTGAGCGCTGGCGCGTTGACGGCATCGTTGATTGCCGGCACTTCATACGCCGCTCATCTAGAATACGGCACAACGAAGATGGCAGCACGTCCTTTTATGCGCCCCGCGGCGGAGAAAGTGGCTCCACAGGGCGAGAAACTCATCCGTGATGCGCTCGACAAGATTTTGAGGAAATAGCCATGGCTGCAACCGACTCCACTCGCCCCGTGATGGCAGCAGTAAGATCACTGCTCCTTGCGGACAGCGCATTCACTGCGTTGACCACTCAGGTCTTCGACCGTGTGCCACAGAAGACTCAAGGCACTTGGGTGACCATCGGCGACGTGTCTACGTCGGATTGGTCCTCGAGCGATACCTTTGGACAGGCGTTCACGTTGGATATCCACGTGTGGCACCAGCCCACTTCTCAGACACAGGAGACTCAGAAGGCTCGAGACGTCATGGCAGCAATTCGGCGGTTGCTTCATATGCAGCCCCTCACACTATCCGCTCCCCATCATTCGGTTCTCATGTTCGTGACGAACACGACTCCTGTAATGCTGGACCCGGATGAAGCGACTCTTCACGGAGTCGTCTCGGTCAGAAACTTGGTCGAGAATATCTAAACCATGCCGCTTAGGCGGCTTAATCTGAGAAAGGAGAAAGCCCATGCCAGCCTTCGCAGGCAAGGACCTTGTTATTCTCGTGAACACCACCGGCTCGACATTCGCGCCGATCATGGGACTGCGTACCAAGTCTGTGGACTTCGGTACTCAGCAGGTGGACGTGACCAACTCTGACTCCATTGGCCGGTGGCGCGAGCTGCTGGGTGGGGCGGGCGTCAACTCGATGAACTTCAAAGGCCAGGGGGTGTTCCAGGATGATCCTGCGTTCAACTCCACCTTTGACGCCTACATTGGCGGTGTCATCAAGACGTATCAGGTCATCATCCCTGGCCTCGCGCAGATCATCGGACAGTTCCTCGTGTCCGATATGAACTTCGCGGGACAGTACAACGCGGAACTGACGGCGGACGTGACGTTTGCCTCGGCGGCAGCGCTGACCATCCAGCGCTACTGATCTTCATCAACCTTCAGCAATAAGGAGTTTACTTCAATGGCTGCTCTCACTGTTCAGTCCATCGTCCAGGCCGGTCTCACGCCGGCTTACGCGGCGGCATCGGCAGGCGGCGACACGTTCCAGAATACGAACGACGAAACCACCTTCCTTCATGTCAAGTGCGGCGCGACCGGCGCCACCGTCACCATCAACCCCTTTATCACGTCGCTCAAGGCGACCGGTATCGGCCAGGTGACTGTGGCCGCCATCTCGGTGATTATCGCCGCGTCCTCGGAACGCATGATCGGGCCTTTCCCGCAGTATGTGTTCACGGACACCGGCGGCAACGTCAACGTCACCTATTCGCAGGTCGCCACGGTCACCGTCGCTGCCATTCGTGTCACTCCGGTCTCGCGGTAATTCGACATGGCAAACGTAGCTCGAGGCGAAGTCGAGCTCCAGGTCGGGGGCGGCGCTTACCACGTCGCCCTCAATCTCGGGACGCTCGCAGAATTGGAAGACGCCTTCGGAGTTGACAGCTTCGAGGACGCGCTCAACACGGTGTTTACCGACAAGCTGTCGGCGAAGCGCCTCATCAAATTCCTCACTGCCCTGTTCAAGGGCAATGGGATCGAAATAACTGAAGAGGTGACCAAACACCTTCGCTCCATCGAACCCCAGGACCTTCTCATTATCAGCAACGTCCTGCTCAAGATGATGAATGCGTCTGGTCTCTCTCAGTCGACCGAAGGTGGCGGTCAGTCGGAGGGCGAAAGCCCTTTGCCGGCCGCGAGCGTTGGAAGCTTTGGCTGAAGATAGGCCTCGGCCATCTTCGTTATTCGCCTCGGGAATTTTGGTCTATGACGTTGTTTGAGTTCTTCGCTGCTGTGGACGGGTATCTCGAAAGCAAAGGCGTCAAGAAGGGCGATAACGTCAAGTCGATGACTCGAGGCGAATATAACCAACTGCTCGCAAAGCTAAGAGATGAAGGGAAAATCTGATGGCCGACGTTTCCGCAGGTTCTGTCAGCTACCAGTTCAAGGCTGACGTGTCCGACTTTCAGGCGGGCATGAAGCAGGTCCAAGACGACTTGCGGAACGCTGGCCAGCAGGCTTCCGAAGCCGCCAGCAAGATCAGCAAGGAACTGAACAGCGCTTCAAAGGCAGCGAACGACAACACCGGTGCTGTGAAGCTCAATCGTATGCAATGGATGGAGCTGTCCGCGGCAGTGCGTCACTCGATTGACGCGCTTGCTGCCGGCGCTTCGCCCATGCGTGTGCTCGCCATGGAAGGCACCAAGGCCTCCGCTGTGTTCTCGTCCGGAACGGGCGGCGTAGCGGGCACGATGCGAGCGCTCGTCGGTGCTATCAATCCAGTGACTGCCGCAATCGTCGCCGCTACGGCGGCCATTGCCGGTATCATCATTGTGGGCAAGCAGTGGAGCGATGAATACCAGAAGCTCGAGAAGGTGGCGAAGGTCACCACACTTGCGATTGGCGACTTGATGCGTATGCAGCAGATTGCCGACCGCGGGCTCGAGAAGTTCGACGTGAACAAGGGCATGACCGAGTTCGCCAAGAACCTCCGTGAGGCGCAGGTGGCCGGCGGCGACATGGCCGAATTGCTCAAGAAGAACGGCATCGCTATCACGGATGCGGCGGGACGTGCCCGACCGCTCAAAGACGTCTTCGTTGACGTTGCCAAGCTTATCAGCTCGGCGAACAACGAAGTGGACAAGATGAAGTTCGCCGAAAAGATGGGCATCGGCGCTGATGGCGTCGAGTTCATGGAACGCTATACCAAAGCCATCCGAGACGGCAACGATCAGTTGACCGAAGGCGAGAAGCGGATCATCGAGTACAAGAAGAAGGCCGCTGAGTTCGACAAGGCATGGCAAGACATTTGGGAGGGTTTCGTCCGTCGCGTTAAGTCCGCGATGTATGACGGCATCATTGCCGTGATCGACTTCACCAAGTCCGCCATTGACGCCACGGTGAACGCCTACAACAAGATGAAACAAGCCACCATCGAGCTGATGGCGAACATTGTGGGCCTGTTTCAGGGCACAAAGGCGGCGATTGTCGCGGCTTGGTCGAACCTTCCCGCAGCGTTTGAGCTGCTCGCCAAGTCCATTTACAATGGATTTGTGCAGGCCATTCAGGACGCGCTCAACACGGTGATTGGTCTTGTCAATCGTGCGGCTGACTTCATTCGCTCCATTCCCGGCATGTTGGCGAACGTGTGGAAGACGATTGTCGACTCCGTTACCAGCTTCATCCAACAGGCGGTGTCCACAATCAGCCAATGGCTCGTGAAAATCCCCGACTTGCTCGCTGAGCTGGGAAGCAACATCGCGAGCTTGTTCCAGAAGCTGCTTCAGGCTGTGTCCGATATTTGGTCCAACCTGCCGACGATCCTCGAGAACTTTGCCAAAATGGCAGTCAACAAGCTTGTGGAGATCGTGCAGAACGGGCTCAACATCATGGTGAGCGCGTTCAATCAGGTGCTCGGATTGTTCAATGGCGGTAAGTTGTCGGAGATCAATCTTGACGGTGCGAAGCTCACGCTTTCCGCTGATGCGCAGGACATGGGCAAGAAGATCACCGAGTCCTTTACTCAGGGACTTCAGCAAGGACGAGCCAAGGTTCAAGCAACCTATAAGGACGTGCTTGATCCGCCGAAAACTGCAGGAGCTCAGGTCGATAGCATTTCGAAGAACGCTGAGAAGACCATCAAGGGCTTGTATGACAAGAAAGACGGCGGTGGTGCGAAGGAAGGGCTGGACACGATCCAGCGCTATATCGAGCAGCTGCGCCTGGCGACTGCTGAGGCCCGTCTCGAAGTCGAATACTTCGGGAAGAGCAATCAGGAGAAGCAAATTGCCATCAACCTCGAGAAGCTGAACACCGCCGCGAAGAAAGCGGGACGTGACGCAACCGAGGAGGAGAAGCAAGCCGTCATTGATACCACGAAGGAACTCGTGAAGCAGCAAGACCTGCTTCAGAAAATGAAAGACATTAAGCAGGCGACACAAGCGCTTGCCGATGCGTTCACCGATGCACTCGACTCGTGGATTGTCAAGGGCGAGAAGTTCAACAGCGTGTTGAAGAACATGCTTCAGAGCTTGTCCTCGATGGCGCTCAAAGCTGTGTTCTCCGGAACCGGTCCCTTCGCCGGGATCATGGGAACGGCAAACGGCGGTGGCTTCTTCAACAATATCCTTGGCAGCTTGTTCTCGGGCTTCCGCGCAAGCGGCGGTGACGTGATGGGCGGCAAGGCGTATGTGGTTGGTGAGAAAGGCCCGGAGCTGTTCATCCCGGGCGCTGACGGCGGGATTGTGTCGAATGACAATCTTCGTGGCGGCGGTCGAGGCCAGACTATCAACTTCAACGTGACGTCTCCGGACGCGGGATCGTTTGCCCGTTCGGAACAGCAGATTTCTGCAATGCTCGCTCGAGCAGTCAAACGCGGTCAGAGGAGCATGTGACATGCCGGCATTCCACGAAATTCGCTTCTTCACTGATATTGCGTTCGGGGCCCGAGGTGGTCCCGAGCGTAAGACGGATATTGCTACGCTGCGCTCGGGCTTCGAGGAACGCAACAGCATTTGGTACCACAGCCGTCGCAAATACAATGCGGGCTACGGTGTCAAGAACATGCGAGACCTCGAGCGCGTCATTGCGTTCTTCGAGGAACGGCGCGGCAAGCTCTACGGCTTTCGATGGAAGGACAAATTCGACTTCCGTTCATCCATCGCCACTGGGATCGTCACGTCCAAGGATCAGTCGATTGGCACCGGCAACGGCGTCAACGCGGTGTTCCAGCTGACCAAGACCTATGGCTCGACATTCGCTCCGTATACTCGGAACATCATCAAGCCTGTGGGAGGAACTGTGAAAGTCGCGGTGAACGGCACCGATCAAGTGCTCGGTACCAACTTCACGGTCGACACCACAACGGGCATTGTGACCTTCCTCGCCGGCTCGATCCCGGCCAATGGCACCGCCGTCACTGCTGGCTTCGAGTTCGACGTGCCGGTCCGTTTCGATACCGACTATCTCGAGGTGGACCTCACCAACTTCGAAGCCGGGGAAATTCCCAACATTCCTGTCATCGAATTGAAGATGTGACGCCATGAAGAACCTCAACTCCGCATTGAACACTCACCTGCAAACGGGTGCCACCACGATGGCGCTCTGCTGGCGTGTGGACCGCAAGGACGGCGTGACCTACGGCTTCACAGAACATGACCGCAACCTGACTGTGGCCGGGTTGCTTTACGAAGCGGCGTCGGGGTTCACGGCGTCGGAGATCAAACAGTCGCTCGGCTTGTCAGTCGATAACGTCAACCTACAAGGCGCATTGTCGAGCACCCGGTTGAACGAAACCGACCTTGCCTCCGGCAAATACGATGACGCCACGCTGACGCTGCTTTGGGCGAATTGGGCTGACACCACTCAGTATGTCATCCTCATGTCCGGCAACCTTGGCGAAGTCAAGCGGTCCAATACGTTCTTCGAGTCCGAGTTCCGATCCATCTCCGCCAAGCTCAATCAGGCAACGGGCCGTTCGTTCCAACGATACTGTGACGCGGTTCTCGGTGACTCCAAGTGCAAATTCGCGCTCGCTGGGTCAACATACTCGAGCACGATCACGTCAATCAGCAGCACTCGCGTCCTGGTGGCCAGCAGCCTGTCGGGCTTGGCCGCTGACTACTGTTCGGGCGGCGTGTTGACGTTCACCTCCGGCCCACTCAACGGCGCTAAGTTCGAGGTCAAGCGTCAGTCATCGGGCGGCGTCATTGAGCTGTGGACTGCCCCGCCGAGCGATATGGCGGTGGGAAATACGTTCACAATCAGCGTTGGTTGTGACAAGGCCGCGAAGACGTGTCTGACCAAGTTTAACAATCTCGCCAACTTCCAGGGCTTCCCGCTCATGCCCGGAAATGACAAGATTACGAGCTATGCCAATTCCGGCATTACTCAAATGGATGGGAGCAGTCTGTTCCCGAATTGGTGGGTGTGACATGAAACGAGAAGCAGTAGTTGAGGAGGCACGGCGTTGGCTCGGCACTCCCTATGTCCATCAGGCTTCATGCCGCGGCGCAGGCTGCGACTGCCTCGGGTTCATTCGTGGCGTGTGGAATGCGCTGAACGACGATCCCGCCGAGGTGCCGCCCCCGTATCGTCCCGACTGGGCCGAGGCCGGCGGTGCTGAGACGTTGCTGGAGGCCGCTCGCCGGTTACTCATCGAAGTGCCCCAGGAACGCGCCCAGCCGGGCGACGTGATGATCTTTCGCATGAGCGATGACAGCCCGGCGAAGCACTGCGCAATCATCAGCGACGATAACCGCATGATCCACTCCTATGACAACCACGGCGTTGTCGAGAGCCATGTCGGATCGTGGTGGCAAAATCGCTGCGTTGGAACTTTCAAATATCCTTGGATCGAGGACTGAAGATGGCTACTCTTGTTCTTTCAATGGTCGGTAACATGATCCTCCCCGGCTTCGGCCAGGTGCTCGGGGCGTTGGCCGGCGCGGTGATTGACCGCACCATCTCCAACATGCTGACACCCACTCAGCACATTTCGCAGGAGGGTTCTCGCCTCACCGAGTTTCAGGTTACCAGCTCCGCTGAAGGAACTGCCATTCGTCGCATCTGGGGCCGCGCTCGCATGGGCGGGCAAATCATTTGGCAGACGAAATACCGCGAAGTCATCACCACCACGTCTCAGCGTCAAGGCGGCGGTGGTAAAGGCGGCGGTGGTGGGGGCGGTGGCACCGTTGTCACCACGACCACCTACACCTACTACTGCTCGTTCGCCATTGGCTTGTGTGAGGGACCGGTTGCTCAGCTCGGGCGCATATGGGCAGACGGGACGTTGCTCGACACAACCAAATATACCATCCGCATGTATCCTGGGAGCCAGACGCAAAACCCCGACTCGAAGATTGAAGCCGTCGAAGGATCAGGCAAGACTCCCGCTTACCGTGGCCTGTGCTATTTGGTCTTCGAGGAGATGGACCTGACGAAGTTCGGCAATCGCATTCCTCAGATCACCGTCGAGCTTATCAAGCCCATCACGAGCCCTCAGTCCACAGACCTCGAGCAATGCGTCAAAGGCCTGTGCTTGATCCCGGGCTCCGGCGAGTTCATTTATGGCTCTCGTTCGTATGTGCGAGATGACGGCTACGGCAATTCGATCACGGAGAACGTCCATACCGGTCGAGGCATGCCTGCGCTCAAGGCCTCGCTCGATGACCAGACGTCGCTTCTCCCGAATGCCAACACCATCTCCCTGGTGTGTGCTTGGATGGGTGACGACTTGCGAGCTGGTGTCTGTCAAATCAAGCCCAAGACTGAGTTCATCGCCAAGAAGGTCTTGCCCACAGATTGGTGGGTGAGCGGTGTTCCCCGCGCATCATCGACCGCGGTGTCTCTGGACTCAGCGGGTCGAGCAGTCTACGGTGGCACTCCCGCCGACGTGACAATCTTCGAGGCCATTCAGGAATTGAAGGCTCGGGGCAAGCAAGTCATCTTCTATCCGTTCATCCTGATGGAAATTCTTGCGGGCAACGGCAAGCCCGATCCCTACGGCGGCACTGAGCAAGGTGCATTCCCGTGGCGCGGGCGTATCACTTGCCATCCGGCTCCGGGTGTCGCTGGCACTGTGGACAAGACGGCGACCGCGGCAACCCAGATTGCCAACATCGTCGGCACCGCGGTGGCGGGCAATTTCGGTGCATGGAACGGAGTCACCATTCCCTACACTGGGCCGAACGAGTGGACGCTTCGCCGCATGATCCTCCACTATGCGAAGCTCTGCGTTGCTGCTGGTGGCGTTGATGCGTTCTGCATCTCGTCAGAGCTGCTGGGGCTTACCAAGGTTCGTGACAGCGCAAGCAACTTCCCATTCGTCAACGCACTTGTCACCTTGGCCGCCGACGTGAAGGCGATTGTGGGCTCCGGCTGCAAGGTGGGTTACGCCGCCGACTGGTCTGAATACCACAGCTATCGTCCGAGCGACGGGACCAATGACGTCTACTTCAACCTCGATCCGCTTTGGTCCTCGAGCAACGTCGACTTCATTGGGATTGACAACTATCTGCCGTGTTCTGACTGGCGGACGGGAAGTACTCACCTTGACGCGCTCGCCGGTTGGACGAGCATCAAGGACCAGAACTACCTGAAAGCGAACATGGCCGCGGGCGAGTACTATGACTGGTACTATACCAGCCAAGCGAACCGCGACAGCCAGACACGGACAGCGATCACGGATGGCGCATACGGCAAGCCGTGGGTGTTTCGTCAGAAGGACATAAAGAACTGGTGGCTCAACGCTCACTACAATCGACCGGGCGGAACGCAATCGGGATCACCGACGGCGTGGACTGCTCAGTCGAAGCCCATTTGGTTTACCGAGTTTGGGTGTCCGGCAATCGACAAGGGAACGAACCAGCCCAACGTGTTCGTTGATCCCAAATCGGTCGAGAGCTCGAAGCCCTACTACTCGACGGGCGTCCGTGATGATGCAATCCAGCGGGCGTATATCGAAGCCACCTGTGCTTTCTGGGCCAGCGGGACGAACAACCCGACGAGCTCGGTCTACGGTGCCCCGATGATCCCGCTCAATCGAATGCAGGTGTGGGCTTGGGACGTTCGCACGTATCCGGAGTTCCCGTCTCGTAATGACGTGTGGAGCGACACTGACAACTACAACCTCGGGCACTGGCTCAACGGGCGTATCGGGATTATCCCGCTCGGCCGCCTTGTCAGTGAGCTGTGTGGGCTGGTCGGCGTCACTCCGAACGTCACCGGGTTGGCGGATACCGACGGCACGGTCCGAGGCTTCTTGGTCGAGGACTTGTCGCCGGTCCGCTCAATGCTTCAGTCGCTCATGCAAGCTTATATGTTCGACGCATGGGAGTCAGAAGGCGTTGTCAAATTCGGTCTTCGCTCCAACCCGGATGCGGTGACCATCGACATTGACAAGCTGGTGGCTACGAGCGAGAACCCCCAGGGCTACATGATGACGCGAGCGCAGGAAACAGACCTGCCTCGAGCCATCACGGTGAACTTTATTGACGAAGAACGAGACTACAACGTGGCGTCCGTCAACGGCACCAAGGTTGTGGGTGGCGCACTTCGCACTGACACCGTGGGGCTTCCGCTAATCCTCAAAGGCGACTATGCCAAGGGTATTGCGGACGTGTCGATGCAGGAGGCTTGGATTGCTCGTGAGAAAATCGACCTCATGCTGCCGCCCTCGATGATCGGCGTTGATCCCGGCGACCTTATCAGCATCACGCTGTCCGGCCGCGCAATCAACACTCGAGTCAAGGAACTGGGAACCGGCTACGTTCGTTCTGCGGGATCGAATGCTCATGACCCGAGCATCTATCGAGGCTTCGTGGGATCGAACTCCGCTTCACGTCCTCAGTTCACTCCGGTCTATGGTCAGTCAGTTGTTGAGCTCATGGACCTGCCGTTGTTCAACGGTCAGGAGACTTATCCTTGGGCACCACGACTGGCAGCGTATCAGAACCCGTGGCCCGGAAGCGTGACGGTCGACATTCAGCAGAGTGATTTGACCTTCTCGCCCATCGCCAACATCTCGGGCAGCTCGACAATCGGGCGCTTGTTGTCTCCGTTGTACTCTGGTCCTGTGGGCCTGTGGGATAACGCCAACAGCATCTACCTCGAATTGTTCGGGAGCACGATGACGCTGAGCAGTGCCGCAGAGTTCGACGTGTTGGGTGGAACCAATGCGCTCGCCATCTACAACGCTTCCACAGACGGCTGGGAGATCGTTCAGTTCGTGAATGCGACACTGACCGGTGCCAAGCAATACGTCTTGACGAAGCTTCTCCGAGGTCAACAGGGTACCGAAGACAACATCGGCAACCCGATCCCGGCAGGAGCACACGTGGTCTTGTTGAATACGGTGAACACCTACCTCCCGATGGAGTTCTCCCGCGTTCGATTGCCGGCCACGTTGTCTTATGGTCCTTCGCCCTACAACCCGACGCACTACACCTGGCAGCAGGTGACGAAGACCTTCACCGCTCGCGGATTGAAGCCCTTCTCACCGACTGACGTGAAGGGCGTTCGGGCTACGAGCAACGACTGGACCGTGACGTGGAAGCGGCGCACTCGGTTCAACGGCGACAGCTGGGAAAGCCCGGACGTTCCGCTGAACGAGGAGACCGAAAGCTACCAGGTGGACATTATGTCTGGTTCCACAGTCAAGCGTACTGTGTCCTCGACAACGCCCACCTTCACCTACACCTCGGCTCAGCAAGTCACCGACTTCGGGGCCAACCAGACCACGCTGGACGTCATCGTCTATCAGCTGTCGGCATCCGTGGGCCGTGGCATTGGAAGAAGGATAACACTCTATGGCTAATTCACCGAACTTGATCCTGCCCTATCTGGATCAGAACCAGTCCCAAAAGCACGTCACGCATAATGACGCGCTCAGGAAGCTCGACGCGCTGGTGAACATCACGGTCTTGGCGATCCAGGCAACGCCTCCGGGCTCTCCGGCCGACGGTGACCGGTACATTGTTGCGACCGGAGGAACCGGAGCCTGGGTCGGCAAGGATACAAACGTGGCCGCCTATCAAGACGGCGCATGGAACTTCTATCCCGCCCGTGTGGGATGGGAGGTTTACGTCCGAGCCACTCAGCAGATGTATGCCTTCGATCCGTACTATAACAACTGGAAGCCTTTCGAGATTTCCACGGCGAACGGTGCTGCCACATACTGGGCTTTGGAAGAACAGGAGATCACGCTCAGCGGCGCGACGACTTCCTCTTCCACAGCTCAAATCCGCAACCGCGATATTGTCATGGCGGTGTCATCGCGCACCACCCTGGCAATCACCGGTGCAACATCGTACTCGGTGGGCGTGTCGGGCAACGCGGGCCAATTCGGCTCGGGTCTCGGCATCGCGCTCGGCTCGAACAATGTCGGCGTCATCGGTCCGACTGCGTTCTATGCTGATACGCCCATCTTGATTACCGCAGCGGGCGGTAACTTCACCGGCGGCAAGGTGAGGGTGGCATTGCACGTTCTGCGGTTTGCCGGACCGCAGGTTTAAGGAGATGACATGGAACCGAAATGGATCACTGTTGCCCGAACCTACCTCGGGACGAAAGAAGGTAAGGATGACGCTGACAACCCGATTGTGGTGGCTTCTACAAGCTCGCCGGCCATCCGGAAGTCAAGCATGATGCGGTGCCGTGGTGCGCGGCATTCGTCGGCGCGGTGTTGAACCTTGCCGGCATCAAAGGCACCGGTACCCTGTGGGCGCTCGACTACGCCAAATGGGGGCAGAAACTGAAGGGGCCCGCGCTCGGCGCTGTTGTGACGAAGACTCGCAACGGCGGCGGCCACGTGTTCTTCTGCGTCGGCTGGGACAAGGACTATGTCTATGGTCTCGGCGGCAATCAGGGTGATGCGGTGAGCATCGTTCGCTTCCCGCGTTCGATCATCAACTCCTATACCTGGCCGAAGGACGTGCCCCTTCCCACCAATCAGCCGACGGTGTTGGCTGTGTCAACCGCCAAGGACGCTGGGTCCGAGGCATAATCGAAAGGAACCGAACCATGAAGACCTTCCTCTACTTCCTTGCGGCGCTCGTGCTCATGCCGGTCGCTGCATTCGCTGCCGACGGCACGGCGATCAACATTCCGGTGGGATCGTGGATCAGCGATGCTTCCGGCATCCTGTCCGCCGTGCTCGTTCCCGTGCTGCTGGCGCTCGTCGCACGACTGCTCGCAGTGTTGCCGAAGCCCATTGCGGACTTCGTCAAGACGCTGCAGGTCGAACAGCTGCTCACTCGTGCTGTGTCCTACGGCATCAACGCCGTGAAGGACGCGGAGCATGACAAGGTGCTGTCCGTCAACGTCGGCAACGCCGTTGTGGCAGAGGCCGCCAACTACGCGATCCAGAACGGTCCCAAGTGGATCGTTGATTGGCTCGGTGGTCCCGATGGCATCAAGCAGCGCATCCTTGCGCGTGTGAAGCTCGAGCCCGCAGCCTCGCTGGGTGCTCAGTCCTCGACGGAGGGCTAACATGCTCGCCGAACTCCTGAAGGTGATCCTCCCGGCAATCCTCAAGGCGTTCGGCGATGCTTTCCTGCAATGGCGCCGGGACCAGGACGCTCAGAAAACGTCCCGGGAACTCGGACGCAAAGAACAGGAGGCCGCCGATTATGAGGACGCCGCACAACGAGCAGACGAGATCGGCGGTATTGCCTCTCGTCCTGCTGATCGTCAGCACAACCTTGACCGGTTGCGCGACGGCACCGCCTAAGGCAACACTGACGCCGAAGGTGGTTGGCTGCCCACAGGTTACGCCTGTGGATAAGGCCACGCAATCGCGCATCGCGGATGCTGCATCCGCTTTGCCCAATGATAGTCCCCTTAACTTTGTCATTGATGACTGGATCAAGGGACGTGACCAAGCAAGAGCCTGCAGAAAGAAAGGGGGCTGAATTATGACCACGCCGACGTGGATTAAACCCGAAAAGATCGTGGGATGGGTTATTCCCGGGATCGTGTATGTTATCACTTTAGCGTTGGCGTATGGCGACCTGAAGTCCAATGATCGTCTCTTTGAGCAACGTCTCATGATGATCGAGAAGGCTCAGCAGGATCAAAAATCGGATCATGACATTCTGATTGAGATCAGAGCCAACCAACGCTCAACAGCTCAGGAGCTGACTGCCATTCGGTCATACCTCGAACGGCAACCCGGTAATGGCTTGAAGCCCTGAGGTTCGGTGCCCGACTTGCCCCCATGACGCCATGCGCGTTATGGGGGTCTTTTTTTGTCCGCCAAAAAGCCCCGGACGTTGATCCGAGGCTTGATGACGCCGATGGCGATGAACGGTTACGCGGCCTTCTTCTTGGCCGGCGCTTCGTCCTTCTTCGGGCGCAGCTTGCCCTTCACCTCGTCGAACTCGGCCTTCGAGTTCCAGCCGTAGACGCCGCCTTCGGCCTTCTCGATCTTGGCCTTGCGGAGCGCGATACGCGCACTGGCCGGCTCGATGCCGAGGGCTTCGGCGAGTTCCGGGACGCCATACTTGTAGGAGGGCTTGGGCGGCAGGTTCGACTTCTTCGGCTCGGCCTTGGCTTCGGTCTTCGCGGCGGCTTGGTGGTCTTTTCGGTCTTGGACATTTTCGGTGCTCCTTGTGATTGTTTGAGGCGGTTCAGTACCACGTCAGTGATTGAACGCTTGGACAGTACAGCTTCTCGCTTGTCCTCGTCAATGGTATGGCTGGCATAAATTAAGAATATAGTAGGCGCATCCTCGCCGGCAACGTCCATGCGCGACTTCGCCTGATCGAAGTCAATGAAGCTGTGGTTGAACGAATAGAATATGGCATTTCGTGATTTGTAAAGGTCAATCCCAACGCCGCCTGTTTTCTGCTGGCAAATCAGGTAGTCGATGGTACCACGTTGAAATGCTTCGATCAAATCGCTTCGCTCTCTTTTCTTGCCCTTATCTTTCACCGCACCTGTGAGCGATGACACGCGGTCCGAGAATTTGCCACACGCTTTCTCGATGATTGCCACCTCCGGGAGGTATTGGCAGAAGATGATAGCCGGGGGCTTGATTTTTCTCTTAAGTAGGTGTCTCAGCTTTCGGAGTTTCGCTTCTCCCACAGGATGCGCGTTGCCGTCATCATCGAAGATGAACCCGTTGACCAGCTGCTGAAGCTTCACGCGCTTGGTGAGCTCCATCGTTGTTTTGATCTTGGCGCCGTTGATCGTCATGATCCAATCGCGCTCGAGGCGTTCGTAGGCGCGGCGCTGGTCGCCGAACAACATGACCGGGCACCAGATCATCGTCGGCTCCGGGATACCGGCCTCGTCGCGTGTCACGCGCAAGCAGTAAGGCGAGATGCGGGCGTTGAATTGATCGGCAAGCTCAGATCGAAATTTCCTGCCATAGCCCATGTATCCGTCGGGCTTCAAGAACTCCCGGTCGAAGTGGTCCCACACGTCGCTGAGTGCTGTGGGCTCGATGAAACGCATCTGGCCCCACAGGTCAATCTCGCTGTCATCCATGGGAGTGCCGCTCAGCGCCAGTCGACGTTCGACATGACGAAGGCGGCGGAGGTTGCGCGATTGCTTGGAGGCTCGGGCCTTGATGCGTTGCGACTCGTCGAGGATCACGAGGCCCCAAGGTATCTTGACGAGTTTCTTGATGATGCGGGGCAGAAGTTCATAATGTGCAAGCAGCATTCGGGGCTTTGAAGCCGCCTTGTATTCTTCGACGGTGAGGCAGATCGTGTAGTTGGGCAGCAGCTCCTTGGCCCACTTAAGCCAGGTGGTCAGCTTATTTGTGAGCGGAACGACGGCGAGCGCGTCCTGTGGCTGAAGCTGTTCGACCACTGCGAGCGCTATCCACGTCTTCCCAGTCCTCGGGTCGCAGAATAGGCCTACCCCTCTCTGCGTCAACGCGAAGGCGACCGCCCGTTTCTGATAGTCTCTTAGCCGCACGAACAACGGCAGCGGCTTCGGCGGGACTAGTGACAACGCAGGCATAGCCGCCGGCATCACGAAACTCCGCGAGCGTTTCGAGTTGTAGTTCCGTCGCTTCGCTGTCGTTCGCATCCCGCTTGACCTCTAATCCAATGAACAATCCTTCAACGCATCCTACCAAGTCGGGGAGACCCGCTTCAGTGAACGGACCTCCCCAGACCTTGAAGAACTTGCACCTGAAGGATTTCTCCAGGTGCAAGCGAATGTTGCGTTGAAGCCGTGACTCGGGCTTCTTCGCCATATCATTCTTCCTCGAGGTGTCCGGCAGTCTCGAGCGCGTCGATAACCGCAGCGGCCTTCTTGCGAAGCGTCTTGTAGGAGCTCAGGTCCACGTCGAGGCCATACTGCTCGATGACGTCTTCGAGGCCTTCCTCGTCCATGTCGGAGACCTCGTCGCCGGACAGGGCGGGAAGCTTCTTCGACTTCTTCTTGGACTTGGGAGCTTCCTCCTCCTCATCGTCATCATCGCGGCGACGAGACTTGGACTTCGGCTTCTCTTCCTCCTCATCGTCATCGTCCTTCTTGGACGAACGCGAGCGGCGAGCGGGCTTCTCGTCCTCATCGTCATCATCGCGCTTCGAGGACTTCTTGCCCTTGGGCTTCTCGTCCTCGTCATCGTCGCCTTCTTCGACCTCCTCGAGCGAGGCGGAGTCACGGATATCCGCCTTCACGTCGCCGTTGTACTCGCGATGCTCGATGGTCACCTGGAGCTTGCGGCCCTCAATGTCATCGAGGTCCAGGTCCACGACTTCCTCGGGAATGTCCACGCCAGCCGAGCGAAGGACGCCGGCGAGCTTCCACAGGGCCTGGTCGACGAGCGAGAACCACTGACGGAACTGCTTGTCCTTGTGCTTGCCGTCGAGGACCTTGAAGTCCATTTCCAGCTGATCGTTGCCGGACGAGGACTCGCCCTTGTTGACCTTGACAATCTCGACCAGGTAGTCGTCCTCGGGCGGCGTGAACCGCGTCTGGCCGGCGTTGGTGAAGTCGACGCGAAGAGTACGCTTGTTTGCCGCAGCGCGGCGGGATGAACGTGCCATTGGTTATTCTCCTTTGATGGCGTTGACGATTTCTTCATAGGTGGGGTCCACAATGAACGCCGGTGCTTCCACCGACTTCGGCTTGCGGATTTTGGTGACATAGACGGGGTTCGGCCCGATGCGCAGGCAGTACTCCGTTTTCTGTTTCTCGACGGTCTTGCCTTTGACCTCCTTCTTGTAAGTCTTCAGCCGGACGTAGGTGTTGCCGATCACGCTCACGGCTGCATTGAGTGTGGCGGCAACCGACGGGGACAAACGCGGGCCAACCTCGGGAGCAAGCTGCTCCTCGGCATCACCGGAGTCCTCATCGAAGTTGAAAACGCGGTCCTGTGCCAGGAAGACGACTTCCATGGGCAGGTCGCGAAGGTTGACGATCCAGGTCTTCATGAGCTGGGCAACATCGCCCCACTCACGCTTGGTCATCGTTCCCCAGTCGCCGGCAGCAGTAACGTCCTTCTTCTTGTCCCGAAGGATTTTCTCGATGGCGATTTGCTGCAGCTGAGTGACCGTGTCAACGACCACTGTCTTGTAGGCTTTCGGGTTCTTCTTCAGCCACCAGTAGGCGTCTTCGAAGTCGTCCCATGTGGGAACGTCCATGACCATGACTCCGTCAACGTCACTGATGGAGTCCGTTCCTTCGTCCCTCACGTCGAGGAGAAGCAGGGGCTTCGGGAACGTGCTGCTCAGCGTGGTCTTGCCTGAGCCACTGCGTCCGTAGAATACGAATGAGCGGGGGCGAGATACGTCTGAAACTTCTCGAACCGGCAGTTCGTCAGGATCACTCCGCCGACTGATCGGTGTTGTCTTCGGTTTCGGTTTCATGCTTGGTAAACTCCCTTTCTTTGACAAAATCAACATCTGAACCTTGCAGAGCGGCACGGCATATCGGCTCGTAGTCGCAGAAGTCGCAGTGCATTCCAATGTTGCGTGTGCTCGCCTTCCCGTGTTGCTCAGCAATCTCCTTCGCCGTTGTCACGAAGTCGGAGAATACCATATCCACAACGGCCTTGCTGGTCGGGGTGAATATGCGCGTAAAGTAAGACGAACGGTTCTCCTTCATCAACTCGATGAACTCTGCATAGTCCTTGGTCTTGAGGCCATGTTTCTTAAGTTCATGGATGACCACGCTGGGCAGCGTTTCGATCTTGCGCTGGCTGAGCGCACCGGACTTGAGGATTTCTGGACGCGGCGGGGCCTTGGACTTGATATAGTCCCAGATCGTCCCATCCACAGGCTTCCAGCCGAGTATGTCGATTGCTCGCACATAGACGGACGACTGGAGATTGCGCCAGCGGTGATCGTCTGTGGGCATACGTCCGAAGGTCTTGTGCTCGACGAGCCAACGAAGCCTGTTGGCGCGAGCGATGGCGTCAATCTTGCCCTTGAACGTAATCCCGTCGGCAATCTCAATCTCGAAGTCATGCTCGGCGGACTTGCCCTTGGATCGAACATAGCGAAGGCTGTTCTCGGGCCAATGATCGAAGTACTCGGTCATGATGAACCGAATGTCTTCGATGATTTCCCCATACTGCTCCTTCTCGGCAGCGAACATATTGGCCTTCTCGACGCTGATCTTCTCGAGCACGTCGAACGGGTCTTCGGCATTGGCGAACGCCTCGACCATCTCGTGGACGATGCGCCCAAACTGGAACGGTCGCTTGATGCGCCGACGCTTGAGCCCCTCCACGTATTTCAGATGGTATTGCTGACGGCATTGCCGCCAGGTCTTTGCCTTTGACTGGCTTACTGAGATAGCCATTTGTGCAAGTCCTTTCCTGATCCCCACGGGCCAATTTTCGCCTCTGCCTCAATCGGCACAGACATTTCAATCTCGAAGTCCTTGAGCAGGCGGGGGCCACTCATGACCTCAAGAACTCGACGTGTGACGCGCTCCACATAATCGTCTCGCACCTCGAAGAGGATAGCGTCATGAACGGTGCCGACAATGTGAAGCACGTTGCGCGGATACTCCTCGCGAACTTGAAGCGCCGCCATGAGGTTGAGCTCATTGGCGAATGACTGCACCGGCGAGTTGATGGCCTGGCGCTCAGCTTCCTGTCGCTCCAGGGTGTTGTCGCGTGACATTGCTTGAGGCAACCGACGCTTGCGCCCAGAGAGCGTCCTGACATACCCCTCAGCACGAACAAACTTGCGTTGACGATCATGCCACGCCGGTAGGTCGGGATAGTTCTCGAAGAAGGCCTTGCGTGAGTCGGCGGCCTGTTCGTCGCTCACGTTCACGCCGTAGTTGTCGCGAGCGTATATCTTGAACTTCTTCCACCACATGCCGTAGAGGTAGCCGAAGTTCACCGCCTTGGCTTTCTTGCGAAGTTCCTTCCAATCCTCGAGCAGTGATGCGGCGTTGTCAGGTCCCATCTCGAGCATGATTTGGATGGCATCGCCATAATTGAGCTTCGATGCGTCAACCTTGTTCTTGGTGATGTAGGTGACTGCGCCCTGCTTCAGCTCGATGTATTTCTTGGCTGTGGTCATCACCTCATGAACAAGACCGCCGCCTCGAGCAATCTCGCGGATGGCGGTAAGCCAGTGAACGTCAATCCCGTGAGTGAAGGCGTAGATCATATTGCGCTCGCCGGACAGCTCGGCGGCGATGCGCAATTCAATCTGTGACAGGTCGCACTCGAGCAACGTCCAGCCGGGCGGTGCGGTGATAAGCGACCGGATGCGTTTGTCGCGAGGAACCTGCTGGAGGTTCGGGTGCTCACATGACAACCGGCCTGTGACTGTGCCATGAAGCTTGAATGACGGGTGGAGGCGCGAGTTGACGAGGAACGGCTTCCACCCTTCAATGAACGAAGACAGCTGCTTGTCGGCAGCTCGGTACTTGAGCATGGCCGAGGCCACCGGATGGTCGATGCGTTTGATGACCGACTCGCTGACTGATCGTCCGCCGCCCTTCGTCATCTCGATGACTTCAATCTCGAGTCTGTCGAACAGCAGTTCAGCAACCTGCTTGGCCGAACGCCAGTTAATGTCCGGTCCCCACTTGACGAGTTCCTTGCGAGCCGTCTCGAGCTCGTTGCGCAGGTAGGCCTCGGCCTCGTCCATCTTGGGCGTGTCGATGTATACCCCGCGGAACTCGGCGTTGGTGAAGAGCTCAACGCAGGGCATCATGATCTTCTCAAACACGCGCTTGACTTCAGGATCAAGGGCAAGACGCTTGGCAAAGTATTGCTTGAGCCGAAGCGTATAGAACAAGTCGTGAGCGTGGTACTTGGCCATCTTGGGGGACCAACCCATCTTGACGTCTTTACTCACGTCCCAGTCGGGAGCGCCCAAGAACTTCTGCGCCAAGTATTTCAAGCCATGCTGATCGTTTTCGTCCAGCAGGAAGTGAGCAAGCATGGTGTCGAACTGTGCCACCCACTCAACACCGAAGCGAACGCGCATCCACAGCGCGTCGAACTTCCAGTTGTGCCCGACGAGGTAGCAGCCATCTAATCGCTCGGTGATGCGCTCGACCATTTCCTCGAGCTGCTTGCGTGTCCATTGACTCGTTGTCTCGCCCGGAATGATCCACTGATGACGCGGGGTGCCGAAGCCTATGCTGACGATCCGAGAACCTTCAGCCCACGGGTAGAGCCCCGTAGTCTCAAGGTCGCTTGACACCGCGCCCCTCAGGTCCTTGAGCATGGCCTCGAAGCGCTGATCGTTGTCCACAATGATGTAGTCGAGTTCACGCTCTTCGGGAATGCCGCCGAAGTCAATGATCTTGTGAAATGTCGCCAGGTCCAACTCAAAGATGGCCGCCTGTCCCGGTTCACGAAGGATATAGGCCGGATGATAGGTCGGAAGGTAAATGATCCCATCCTTCTCGACGGGCTTGCCTCGAGCCTTGCGAATACCTGTGGTTCCAAGCGCAGCAAGCAACGGGACGTTACCAAGCAGGAGAACGTACTTGGGCTTGACCATTGCAATCTGATACTCGAGCCACTTCTTGCAAGCTCGTATCTCGGCCTTGGTCGGTGTGCGGTTGTCGGGAGGCCGGCAGTTCACGGCGTTGGTGATGTAGCAGTCCTCGCGATTGATCCCAGCGCGCTCAAGGGAGTCGGTCAACAATCGTCCGGCTTGTCCTACGAACGCTTGGCCCTTCTCGTCCTCATATCGCCCGGGCGCTTCGCCGATCACCATCACGTCACAACGCGAGGGGCCAGTGCCAAGCAAGCACACGGTCTTGGCTGTGGAATGTAGCTTGCAAAGTGTGCACTTGGGATCACGGCGCAACATCGACAATCCTCCGGGTCTTCCAGTCGATGACATACCCGGCCGGCGTGACCTGGTAGACCTCAACGCCACGTTCCATGAGCCAGTCGAGCGACTCCGTGATACGATAGGGCTTGCCGAAGAACACCCGCCGCACGTTGCTGGCAATCAGCTTCTCGGCGCATCCTTGGCAAGGGCTGTCCGTCACGTAGACGTCACAGGACTCGCACTTCAGCTCGCTCGGCACGTGGCGAAGCGCGTTGTCCTCGGCGTGGATCGTTTCGTGGCACCCGTCACGTCCCGGGCAATCATTGCCCTCGCAGTGTGGTTGACCGGCCGGACGCCCGTTGTAGCCGATGCTCACAATCCGATTGTTGATGACTACCACTGAGCCCACATTCAGTCGGAAGCACGTCGAGCGCTTGGCGACTGTGTGGGCTATTTCCATGAACATCTGCTGGCGGGTGATCCTCATCACTTGGTCTCCAATTCTCTGGTGACCTTGGGACGGGACTGATTAAACAGCTTCACGAGCTCATTGAAGAGCGTTCGACGGTCCCAGGTCTCATCCACCGGGGTGGAGTCGCCAAGCTCGTCACGGAGCTTCTTAACCCGAATGCGCAGGTCTTCGACGGTGCCCTCTTCCCAAAGGCTGTTCAAGTAGGCGCTCATAGGAAGTACCTCCATATTGGTGACAGTTGAATGATCCACAGAAGCAGACCAATGAGGGTGATGATCGTCCAGCCGAGAGTGTCTTCGATGACACGGCGCCAGCGGGGCTTTCGCGCCCGCCGCTCCCGATGCTTCATGTTCTCTACGCCGATTTGTTCCCAGTAGCCCATCAGCTTTGTCCGAAGAGCTTGATATAGTCATTCCGGAACAGGTGAAGGCTGCCAATGTCCATTCGGAACAGGCCAGGCTTCACGTCATTCCAGCGCTCGTCCTTCTCGCGCAATCGCTCGAGCATCCAGATGACCAGGCGGACGGTCATGTAAATGTCATCGCGGAAATGCCGCACGAAGTCGCAAGACCGAATGTAGTAGGTCACGTCCAGTCGATTGTTGCGCATCATGAAGAAATAGCCGAGAGTGCACGGCTTGCGATCCGGGTTGGCAACGCCGGTGTCTTCCGGGAAGAAGATCGGCATGTAGGCCTGGCGCGTGAGGGGCTCGATGCGCAGCTGCTCGAGCAGATCGTTCAAGTCGCCGTAGCGATAGCGAATGCCGCGGTGTCCCAGTTCGTTGACGGGATCGAGCGGCCGGTGGTTGGGATCAGGATCGAACATCGTTCCGCTCAGCTCGCCCTTGTCGGTAAGACCGGCATACCGCGGCCAGTAGCGTTCCATGTAATTGTGATTGAACTGGCTGTTCTCGTCGCGGAACTTTGCCGCCGATTGCCCCCACGGCCACTTCGCCCATTGGACGCCCGGGTTGAGCGGCTCACCACATACACGCTCGAGGAAGTGATCGTCCGCCCAGGGCAGGTTGGGCTCGATGAACTCACGATAGTAACCGAGCTCTTCGGTCGGCATGGGCACCTCCATACCGAAGTAGCGGAACTCGTGCATCGCCGCTTCGGGCTTCTTCGATATGTCAATGCCCTGCCACTTCTCGGTGTGAACGAGCTCAGCGTTGTGGCACAGGTCATGTTGGGCTGCGTCGATGGCGGCAGCAAAGTTGTCGAATTTATTCATCGTCATCTTCCTCTTCATAGTCGTTGCGGTAACCGGGATGATTGTCCCGAAGATAAGACTGAAGCCTTGCCAGGTCATCAGCCTTTATTCTTGACATGGCGTCCTTGTGGACGCGCATCGCTTGAGCAAACTTGGCAATGCCCCTGTGGTATTCGGGGCAGATGTATCGTGCAGTCCACTTCACCACCCAGTCGAAGAAGTACTTATCCGCCTTCTTAATCTTTTCGAGTTCTTCAATCGGGTCTTCGATCAGCGGCAGGATGGTGACAAAGTACATGGGATGGATGGTGATATTGGCGAAGTGACAATTCACCTCGCGAATTTCCATTCCGTCGAAGTTGAAGGGCTCGAGGAGAACGTCACGGAGAAACACCAAGTCCGCCGGGAACTTCTTGAGCAGCTCGGTTGTGCGATAGAATACGTCCACCGCGACCTCGGTCTTGTTGAGCCAGGTGAGCGTCACCGATTGAACGCAGGGGCCCATGACGCTTGCGCGCTTCGACTTCTTCTCGGGATCGTTCTTGATAAAGTGATTGTAGCAGGTGAAACCAACACTGCCATACTTGGCCTGTTGCCGGCGACGATCCCACAGCTGAACGGCGACGGCCCGAGACTCTTCGTGAAGGTAGCCCCGCTCAAGGTATTTCATTTTGCTCTTGGTATAGCCCGCATCCTCAAGGCGAAGAGCGCCATGCTCATCGTCATACCAGTCCTCGAAGGTGAGTGTTCTCACTCGAAGGATTTTGCGACACCCGCTATAGAAGTCGGCTTTGCGTCGAGATAACGCGAGGCAGTGATTGATCCATTCAGCTTTCATTTTCTTGATCCTTGTGGCACGAGCGGCCCGGTACTCAGTGGGGAGGAACCTTTCCCGGGCCGTCGGCCTCTACTCGCTGGCAGCCACAGCGAGGAGCTGGTGAACGTGATCCTCCACGAGGTCTTCGTGCCGCGGGGGCAGCCAGCCGTCGGGTTTCACCACGTCATAGGTTGTTCCGCGTTTCGAGTCCTCAGCTCGCTGAGCTCGAACCTTCGCCATGTTGGCGGCATGAACTCGACGCCACGCTTCACGGAAGTCGAAGCCGTGGAGATGTGCGGTGCCGACGGCAACATAGACCAGGTCCACAAGTCCGTCGAGCATTTGAGCGAGTTGATGCGTCACCTCGGCTTCGTCGCGTTCGTGAACGGCGATGGTGCAGGCTTCGGTGTGGAGGACGTATTCGTTCTTCTCCTCCTGCAAGAACTTCTGCCGAAAATCCGCGAGCTCCGTCGGGAGCATACGCGGTTTGCCATCGTAGAACAGACCGAACTTGCTGTGGAACTCTTCAATGTCGCCGACGAAGTCGACGGGCTCGGCGCTTCTGTCGTTTGGCTGCTTGTGCATCTTGCATCTCTCCTATCAATGATTGAACAGCCCCAACGGCCATTCCGGGGTAGTCGCTCTTCCTTAGATAACTGGCCGTCCCAGTCGAGAGCTGATGACGATCAATAATCCATTTGTGCCTGTGGCGTATCGTCTTCCACTCTTGCTTTAGACGATTGCACAAGTCATCCCATGCGCCGTCGCTGATGATGGGGCTATCAAGCTGCTCGTAGGCGTAGGCAGCCATGAGAAACCACGGAACAAGCATGTTCGGGTTTCGGATAGCGGTCATCATGCGACGGTCGAACATGCCTTCACCACCCGGTCCATAGAGTCGCCGATGCGGTAGAACATATGGGCGCGATTGATTGCCCAGTCCCGATACATGGCGAGCAGGTTGCTATACTTGTCCTCGATGGCTTTCAGGTGTGCCGGCGAGTCGTGTTCATCCTTGACCACATGACCTTCGAGTCCGCGTCCGAGCGGGTCGCAATAGATGAACAGGTGCTGCTGATTGTAGAACTCCCGAACGAGGTCGGCGCTGATTGAGTCCTCCTCCCCGCGGAGCTTACCGTAAATCACCTGGCTGACGCAGGGGTGACGGACGAACAACAAGGGGCCCGGCATCGAGAAGTACCGCTCAACCCGCGCATTCATTTCTCCGGGATATTTCGGCGGCCCTTCGCTTTCGACAAGTAACAGTCCGAGACGCTTTGCAATGAGACGTGCGAGTGTGGACTTACCTGAGTTGTCAATTCCTTCAACGATTATTGCCATTGATTGAGACCTTTCGAGTTGCGCTGTCATGAATTACGACATAATACTGCTGGCACACTTCAGTCAACGGGGGTATTCCTCAAATGGATGGGTTCTTAACAATCAAAGACGCCGCGCAGCGTCTGAGCATGAAGGAAGGGGCACTCCTTCGACGTGTTCAGCGCGGGTCTATCAAGGGGCAGAAGATCGGGTGGATTTGGCTTGTTCACGAGAATGAAGTCAAGCGGGTGATCGAGCTCAAGAATAATAAGGGGAGCAATAATGCTAATCGTTGATCTATGGCGCAGAATGGAAGGCGCTTATTTTTGCATCAGCACCAAGTCGTCATCGGGTCAATGGAAAGACCATTACTTCGCTCGCGACGAGCTGCACCTGGTCAAGCAATTCCTCAAGGACAACGCCGACAAAGACCTTTATTGGTGCCCGCACGGGCTGAAGAAGAAGTCGCGCAAGGAAGACTCGGCAGTCCCTCCGAAGCTGCTGTGGGCTGACCTTGACGAGGCGGACCCGCGTCACATGCGACCGAAGCCGACCATTGCCATTGAGTCCTCTCCCGGCCGTTATGTCGGCATCTGGCTGATTGATAAGCCGATGACCAAGGAGCTCAATCGTGCATTGACCTATCACGTGGGCGCGGACAAGAGCGGGTGGGACTTCGGACAGGTTCTTCGCATTCCCGGAACGATCAACTACAAATACCCCAGCCACCCAAAGACTAAGACCATGTGGGATGACCTTCCCGCTTTCACGTCTGCTCGCATTTCCGAAACCATTCGGGCTTCCATGAAGTCCACAGCCAAAAATGATCCGTCAACGATCAACGCTTCCGAAGTGTTCCAGCAGTACTCGAATAAGTTCCCCGTCTGGCTTCGTCGCGAGCTCGTCAGCAAGGAAGCACCAAAGTCAGGCAAGCGAAGCGAGATGATATGGAAGATGGAACACGCATTACTCGAGGCGGGATGCAACGAGGATGAATGCTTCGTTCTCATCAAAGCCAGCCGCTGGAACAAATTCCGCGGGCGTCACAATGAGGACGAGCAGCTCCGCCGTGAACTGGACAAGATCATTGAGCAGCGGTTCGACACTTCTGTGGAGTCGAGCATCGAGTCTCCCGCCAAGTCTTACAAGTTCCTCGCGCATTCGATTGACGAAGCCGAGGAGAAGAACATCGACTGGATTTGGCATGGACGTCTTGCTCGCGGCGAACTCACGATTGTTGAGGGTGACCCGGGTCTCGGCAAATCCTACTTCGTTCAAATGGTGTGCAAGCACCTGTGCGACGGCGAAGCACTTCCTGACATGCGACCGGACGAGCGAGTCGATCCTTGCAAGGTGGCTTACTTCGATATTGAAAACGACGAGGGCGCGGTGACGAAGCCGCGTCTCGTTGACAATGGTCTGCGCAATCGCAAGAACTTCTTTCAGGAAGAGTTCCCGTTCAGCATTGACGATCCCGACGCACTCGAAGCGGTCGAGGAAGCCATTGCTGAACTTCGCCCCGCAGTCGTCGCATTCGACACGATGAACAACTACATAGGCTCCGCCGACATTCACAAGTCCAGCGAAGCGCAGCAATCCATGATGTGGTTCCGGAACATCGGTCGACGCTACAACTGTGCCGTCATCGTCTTGCGTCACTTGACCAAGGGCGGCAAGGAGAAGGCGTTGTATCGTGGCCAGGGCTCAATCGCTTTCTCAGGCGCGGCGCGCATTGTCATGACAGTCGGCATTCACCCGGAGAACACCGAGGACCGCGTGGTTGCTGTCACGAAGATGAACCTTGCAAAGCTTCCTCGATCCGTCACCTTCCGCATTCTCGGTCTTCCCGATAAAGGCAAGAAGCGGGATCGTTCACGCTTCGAATGGGGCGACGTGGTTGACTACACCGCGGATGACATTCTCAGTGTGACGCATACCAGCGGGAAGAACAAGGAGAAGGATGAAGCGGGCGAGTTCCTGAAGGACGTGCTCGGCGATGGCGCTGTGGAGGCCAAAAAGGTCGAGACAATGGCCGAACGCCGCAGCATATCAAAGCGAACGCTTCAACGTGCTGCGGAGACTCTCGGTGTCATCAAATCTCGGAAGGGGTTTGGGGCCAAGTCGACTACTTGGTGGGAACTCCCAGACGAACAGCAGTCCGACGGCTGATCGTCAGGACTGCCTCGTCTCGATCATGTGATATGTCGATGATCTCTTCCGCTGCTATTGCTGCACCGGCAATTAAAATGCCGCGGCGGTTGACTACAACCGAACTCGTGGGAACTTTGACTGTGACGTTGAGAGGAACGACGTTGCTCATGGGCTTCTCCTTCTAGGAACCGAACAACGCGAGTGAGCGCGTTGTCCTGTCCATACATAAACCCAAATCGTTCAGATTTCGTAAACGTCACGGCGTTTCCTGTGACGCCATCGAGGAGCAGCTTTCCGTCGATGGTCATCTCCCACAGCTTATCGCTGCGTTGGATCACGTTGACTTCCATGGCGACCGCTCCTCGATGCGTTGACGATTGAGCATGAGCGCCTCAACGTCAGGCGTCCATTCATTCAGCCACACGCGGTCAATGTCGCGTGATAGGTCCTCAGGCGTCAGGAAAGTGGGCTTGTAGCCTCGAGCAATCATCTCGTCAATGAGCGCCTTCTGTCGGCGAGTGAGCCAGCCGAGTTTGTCATAGAAGAACTTGACGTGACCACGTCCGAGCGTGTATCGCGCCGGCGCATTGATCGTGCCGGGTCGCTCGCCGCGTTCATGTGCGGCGCGCACCAGCGCAAACACCCGGGGCAGCTCGCGGTACTCGGCAACGAGGTGCTTACTGTGCAACTCGGCGGGCGGAACGACATTGATCCGAGTCATGCGAAGCGCTCCTTCAACTGCTTGAGCTGGTCGGACGTGACGGGCTGCTTTTTGCCATCATCCTTGATGCGCTTGATCTTGGCAATAGCGCCGCCATACTTTTTGTTGAGCTGCTCGGGCGTTTCGTTGGTATCGAACTTCGAGCCATCGCGAAGGTGAACGCGGAATTGCATAGTGGTCCTCTCCTACTATTCGAGCGCCGGGACTGTTCCCGACGCTCAACTATATCAGATTGCAGGCGAGTCTCAATGGTCCTTGCGGATCATTTTTAGGACTCGTTCCACGTCGCTTTCCTTGAACAGCCAATGGGCTACCGGACGCGGCAACCTCTTCGACGTTGGCTCTTCATACGCTCGGCGAGCACGTGCCCTTGCAGTCTCGGGACGGATACCGGCTTCGCGGGCGACTTCAGTGAGTTTGACAAAGCGCATAGGCATGACGATCACTCCTTTACTGTAGCCCCTTGCTACATCTATATAAAGATTGTGACCGAATTGGGTTCCGCCCGATTGCAGATTTATTTTCGATGACGAAAGCGTTTTCCATCTTCAAAGCCGCCCAACGAGATGTGGACATGACCGACTCGACCGTAGTCGATGCTGTAGCCGCCGGGCCAGTCTTTGAGGTGCAGGTATATGCACTTTGGGTTCCCGGTCATGTCAACCGCTCGTCCGCTTGCGTGAAGCGACCAGCGTCGGCTTCCAGCAATGCGCGTGTGCCGGTAGCCCGATATGATCCTCGAGCCACAGGCGTGTTCAATCTGTCGAGCTTTCTCGGCGAGCTGCGAATGAACCCCGGAGAGTCCACTCGCTGAAGCACCGGTGGTCATCATCAATAGCCATATTGCAACCTTCATTCATCAATCTCCTTGATTGTTCGGTTGAGTTCTACGTGGTCACCGGCAAGGCGGCCACGGAGGTAGCCCTCGTTCAATTTGACGGAGACGGATCGTGACTTAATAGTCCGAGCACCCGCAGCCTTCAGGTAGTCGTCCACTTCAAGCTTCAGTTGCTTGCGATGCTCGATCACCACCAGCGCGGTGCTTCCCGTCGAGGGGTTGTCCTTTTGAGTCTGTTCTTCAACGATCTTGGCACAACGCTCATAGACGCGATGCGAGCAGGCGTCCTTGAATGAGCGACGGAACTCAGCACGGGCTTGCTTGCTCAATCCCTTGGGCAGGTGAGACTTGTAAAGAGCCTCGACCTGCAGCAACACGAAAGCGAGCGTGTCCTGTGCCGCGTCGATATTGTCGGGGCGTCCCACAAATCGGAACGATGACCAGTCGTAGGTCTCGAACGCTATCACGCCGTAAAGCAGCCCACAGCCTGAGCGGTGGTCCTGTGCCACTTGTAGTCGATGGGGAAATATGAACCTTCGCCAACTGTGGGCTTCTCGCCGAGTGACTCGCGGTCGATCCCGTGGCGCATCATGAGCGAGGATGCGAGCTCCATGGCTCGAGCGGACTCGTGCTCGTTCGCCTGTCCTTCAGCGACAGCAAGCAGCTTTTTGATCTTTTCACGAATGGCGTTCACGTCGGTTCTCCACAATGATGTAGCACTCAGGCCCAATACCCCTATCAATCGAGATGGGGTTTGTCAACGTCTTTCCGCATCGGCCGCACTTTCCCGAGTGCTTTATTTCAAGGTCAGTTGGGATTGATCCTTGGCAGACCCAGCCGAATGCAAACTTGAAGGCACGGACAGGCGTCGACTCCGGTTCATACTGTGACTTGCCAGTCAAGCGAAACGCGGGAGGACTGCCATCAATGGTGCCCATATACTTGAACTCATCAGGCGACACGAGCAGCTTGACGAACCAGCGCTCAGCGTTCTGCGCCTTCTGAACTTTGAAGGTGTAGTGTTGATCGGTGCGCAGCGAGCGCAACGTGAAGAGAGCATCGCCCGCGAGGATAAACTCGCGAGCGAGTACCGCAGACGAGAAGTTCATGTCACTTCCCCTTCACGATAGCGATGGCCTTCTCATTCAGCTCGTAGCGCGAGCCGTTGCGCCTGTGATTGGCCTTGCGCAGCTTGGCACGAGCAACCTTCGGGTTGAACCCGTTGGCGCGGCACCATTCGGCGAACTCGCCCTTGCGTCCCGGCTTGTCCTCGTTCTTCGCCGACTTCATCTTCTTGAGCGGAGTCGGATTGCGCTTGACTTCGGCTTCATGTCGAGCGATGCGAGCCAAAAGCTTTTCCTTGGACTCCTTCCAGACCTTGATCTTCGGAAGGCCATCGACCTCATACATGGCATTGAGCTTGGCGAGCAGTTCGTTGGTGGTAGACATTTGAGTTCTCCTTCGTTTCAAGATGTATGGACGTTAAGACGTTATGGGTGGGGTGTCAACGGTTATTCCCAGATCGAGTCGGGAATTTCCATTTCCACAGGAGCATGGCGTTCTTCAACCTCGGTGAAGTAGAAGCCATCGTCATCAGAGCCAACGGCGAAGTCGAAGTGAAGACGATCAGCAACATAGACGTTCCACGTTTCGTTTTCGCCGTCTTCCTCGACAGTGATGGTTTCGCCCGGGAATAGGGCGGCGAAGTGATCGTGGACGAGTTTGTTGAGGCGTTCAGCAGTGGTCATTGGTGTGCTCCTTCGTTTCGATGAATATAGATATAGATGGTTGCCATCCGCATGTCAACGGATCCATACAAAATAATATGGGCGCTGACAGGATTTCTGCCAACGCCCATAATCAGTCAAGATGCTTGACCTATCCCGGCATGATGATCTTCGACTTCGGTGCCCCGACCTCGACGGCGACCGGCGGGTGATCGGTGCCGATGATGCGCAGGATGATGGGAGCGCCTTGCTTGATGCGCTGCAGCTCCTCCGGTGACGGCTCCCACGCGCTCGACATGCACGGGACGCCATGAAGGTCAAGGTGTGACTTCTTGACCATGGTGTCTCGAATGTGCAAGTCCTCGAGACCCGGACCTCCCATGACGCGAGTGGCTCCTTCGATTGGTTTACTCTTCATGACCGAAGACCTCCGGAACGTGATGGGCGAGAACGTCGCGGACAGCAATCGCCACCTCGCGGTGCTCGAGCTGTGTGGACTCGTCGCATCGCTGCTCGAGATAATGGAGCCACGAGCGGAACGTGCCGGCCATGAAGAGGGTGCTGATCGTCAGCCCTTCCGGCAGAACCTTGCGAGCGCATTCCTTGGCGACACCCGCGGCGAGCGCCTGCTCATAGACCTCCTGGGCGTGAGCGATGACCGCTTGCTGGTTCGCCGTCCAGTCCCGCTGAAGGCTCACGTCGAGGTCATCAATCGAGTTCTGCCGGTTCTTCGTATCCTGACGCCGCGCTCGCGACAGCTCGAAGTTGTCCACCTTGGCGTAGCGCTGGGAGAACTCCTGAAAGGAGAACGAGCGGTGCCGCAGTATCTGCCGAGCAATGTCCCGTGTGGTCTCGATCTTCAGGACGGCATGAGCCATCTCGAACGGGGACCAGTGCTTGTGCTGCTGCAGATACTTAAGCAGCTTGGGCGAGGTCTCGTGGTTGTGCTGGTTCGTGGGATTGCTGACGCGAGCAGCATAGGCGACGAAGACGCCCGGCGGCATGTCAGCGACTGTGGGCTTGGTGATAGCCACAAGTTCGACTTTCATCTGGTGATCCTTTCAAGTTCCAAGATGTGATGACGGAGAGCCTTCAGCCTTTGCTTGAGTCGATCACGTTCCGTCTCGAGGTCATAGTCATCCATTCGGTTGACGTGCATCTCGACGGTGCTCCACTTGTGACCGCACTTCAAGCATTGGCGTCGGCGGTATATGAACCCCGGCTCGCAAGCCGAGGCTCGATTGTGTTTGCTGAGGTGATGGCGACTGTCTTTGACAACAGAGTCTTCGCCACACTTCTCGCACCGCATCATTGCGGTACCGGCTGCTCACGGGTCCACAGCTCGGTCCCTTCCTGGTCAGTGATACGCATAACTTCCGGGTGCTCCTTCACCAGGTCTGACAGCGGGACGCCGCACTTGACGAGCGCAATCATGATGCCGGCTTCAGAGAACAAGACGACTTGGTAGGAGAGCTGCTGGAAGCGACCGTCGAGGAACTCCTCACTGTCACGCGCCCAGATGACGTTCTCGCCTTCCTCGTTGTAGAAGAAGCAAGGACGAGCTGTGGCCTCGAGCATCCCGTGCCCGACGATCACGACTTTCTTGTTGGACTTCAGGTGCAGCCAGTTGCTGCCGACGTGCTTGTTGGGCGTCATCACTTAATCTCCCGCATGACGGATTGCACCCACTTCGCCTGGTGGCAGGCGTCATCGAGCGCGTTGTGTTGGGTGCCGAGGAACGGCGGTTTGACGTTGGGACGAAGTGCATAGAGAGTCCGCGTGTCCCGAATATCGCGGTAGCTCCAAGGCGTTCGCCGGCCGTGGCGATGATACGCCGCCTCCAGCAGAACAATGTCGAACGCCGCACCGTGCGACCAGAGCGGGCTGCCATCGTAGAACGCGGTGAATGCGTCGAGCGCCTCTTCGATGCTCGCCCATGTGGGATTGTCGGGGAACGTCTCTTCGCGAGCACGTTCGGACTGCCCCATCCACCACTGGACAGTGCTGCCCTCGATCCGCATCTTGGGTTGGACCGGCGATATGCTGCCGGCGATGAAGCTGCCGAGCTGGTTGTCATACGGCTCGAAATGCACAGCCGCGAGTGCGACGATGGCCGAGCCCGGACGGGTGCCGAGTGTTTCGAGGTCGAGCATAATCATGACTTCACCTCGTTGCCGTCGGTGTCGATGACACGGACCAGGCGCTGTTCGGGGTTGTTGGGATCGGGCGTGATTTCCATCATGCCGAGGAACGTGCACTCATAGGCGACGGAAGCGCCGTGATCGGTGCGAGTGACCTTGGTGACGCGGAACACGCGCCCGGGCTCCGACGTGTCGAACCACTTGGACACGAGTGCGCCGATGGCGACCTCCGATCCGTCATCGTTCTTGAGCGGCGCGTGTTCGATGATGGTGAACGGGTCACCAGACTTGAGGTGTTTGTAGGCCATGAAGTCCTCTCTCTCGTGAATGTCGAAATGAAGAATGCTCTCGTCGAATTGCAACGGCTCATCATCCCCGACGAGGAAAGGGTTGCTGAGCATCTTCTGTCCGGTCCCGAAGACCCACATGACGCGGCCGGGGTGTTCGGTGACGTAGCGATTGCAGATGCTGGTGAGCACCTGATCGAGGGCGCGGTGTTCATCCTCGGTGAGCGTCACGTCCACCGGGAAGTCGACTTCAATCCTGCGCATCAGTTTTCTCCTCAACATATTGCCATGACACTGTGACGGGGTTATCTCTGTCCACGTCAAGGGTTTCGTTGCTGTAGTCGCCGCCACCCGGGACGTAGAAGGTGACTTTAGCGGTTGGTGGAACGTCTATCCCCGAAGTTCGGAGAAGCGCAAGTATCTCGTCTTCACCCAATCGAAGTTCGCAGCTCTCCACCTTGGTTTTTCGGATCAACCTTTTAACCTTCAAAGCTACCATCGGCTTCCTCCATGCCGGGGAGCAGACGCAGAACGCCTTTCTTCCCGATTGATCCTTTGCGATGGAGCTCCTCGACTAGCTGACCGAGCATGAGCGCCATCTTGTTGACTTGCTCGTTGGTGTTCTCCTGGTTGATGATCTCCTTCTCAATGGCCTGCTCGATGGTGTAGGGCTTCGGTTCCCCGTAATTGAACTTGGACTGAACCTTCATTTGAGGTGCTCCTTGATCTTGGCCTTGATGCGTTCGACCTCTGATGGGGGCCATTCCCATCCTTGAGGCGGTTTGGGTTCTGACGCCTTGCGCAGTGCGCCGCGGGCCTTCGTCGCGTCGATGCCGAGTTGCTCGGCGATTGTCGCAACGGACACGTTGCCTTCGACACGCTGAGGACGTGCTGGGCGCTCAGGCCGAGGCGTTGCTGTGCGACGTTGCGCCGGCGCGTCATCGTCATTGCTGCGCTCACGCGGTGCGCCCTGGCTTGGGAAGCGCGGCCACTGTGACGCCATGGGCTCAGGCACTTGCCACGCTTCCTCTTCTGTGGTGTACTCGTGCTCGAGCACTTCTTCCATCTCGAAGTAGGTTTGGTCACCGGGCTTCGGGTTGGGATTGGTTGTGGTGCTGATCTTGACGCCGTTCTCGGCCAGGATCGTTTCGCAATTCAGCCACTTGTAGGACGTGCCTTCGGTGATGACTTCGATGAAGCGCTTGGCGGCGTAGATGCCGCAGAAGCATTGGTAGGTGAAGGCCCCGTTTTGGTTGTAGCAGTAGAAGCCGTACTTGGGCGGCCGGGACGGGGATGCCGGGAATGCTTCTTCGAGGCCTCGTCCAGAGCTGCGCGGAGCTTCTTCAGTTGCATGTCGTTTTCGTCTTGCCATTTCCATCTTCCTCCGATGACGAGCCCGAGCGTTGCGCGTCCGATGCGCCTGATCTTGCCTGGGTCCATGTTGTATTCGCGGGCGAGGTGTTTGAGTACGATCATCGCTCACCTCACCCATACATGCCGGGGAACTCGACTCCTTGAACTTCGCCCAGGGTATTGTCGAGGTCATCGCGCAGGGACTCGGCAGCGGGCCGGGCCTCTTCATCATCTTCGGGAAGTGCCTCGATCAATTCGTCCATGTCAGCGATGACAGCTTCAATGGCGGAGATGGCGTTGTCGAGGCGTTTCTGACGCGACAGGCCGCGGCGCTTGTCGGGATGAACCTGGAACTTGACGCGGCGCTCGGTGTCGAGCACTTCGGGTTCCTGCTGGTTCTCGAGAGTGCCTGCCGTCTCGTCGAGGGTTTGAATGCGCTGAGTGTTCTCGCGAGGTGTTCCGCTGGCATTGTCAACGACTTCGCGGCATTCGCTCGCGAGCTCTTCGATGATGCCATACGCATAACTCACTGCGTCAGCGACTTGCATTTCTTCGGTCTTCATGTGGTCCTCCGTGCGTGATTGCAGAAGCATGACTAAGACGATGCTTTGTGGTTGTCAACGGGGGTGCTAGATTTTTTACAGAAAAAAATTTACATACGCTTAGCACTCGTGCATTTGGCGGGTATGACCAAAACTTGTGCGATAGGTTATTGAAATACATGAGTTCTTACATAGCCGCCATAGTTGGCGCGTATGAACAATGTTGTCCATAGCCGCCAAGACGTTGGCATGTATGAACAATGTTGTCCATAGACGTTAGAAAATGTTGTTCATACCCGCCAGTTGGCGGCTATGATGTGAATATATATATTTCAATGACTTATATATATAGAATTGGTTATACCCGCCAATTTGTAACGAGCAATGACGTATGAACAACATTGACTGGAGAAAATTGAATGTTGCTCGGACGTTGATGACGATGATAGTGAGTGATGATGAAAGGAGAACTCACATGGTATTCAAGAACAAGCAGCGTCCGTTGACTCGCGAGTACACTGCGAACCAACTGGACCCGGAGCTCGTCATCCGAACGCTCGAGCAGTGCCGCAAGGTGCGGACCATTGACGAGATTGCCGAGCTGATGGAAGTGTCTCGAGTGACAGTCTACAACTGGCTGCTCGGTCGAAACGTGCCTTATCGCAAGGAGCGCTTTGCGTTCATTCGTCTCTGCGAGGCCTGCAAGATGAAAGGGCTGGTGAGCGAATGGAACGGCATGAAGTAATCAAGGCGCTGCGCTTCGCAGTTCGTCGGGCTCATCGAGGATATGGTGGCCCGCGCATGTCGAAGCCCAAGTACTATGACGCGATGGTGAAGGATTGGTTGTTCTGGTGTCAGCTGGCCAGAGACCTGTCTGTGGAAGTGTATGGGCTGAAAGCGGAAGCGACAGCTAATGTGGAGCGTGGTCAAGAGCGACTTTTGGGCGACTCGTGCGAGAAAGTCTTTGAGGCTTTGTGCATAGTTCGACGTGAGAAGGCATGTGTGGCGCTGGAATGGGCGATACGTGGCAAGACTGTGCGGCAAATTCAGAAAGTAATGCCAGGCGTGAGCCAATTGGATATTAGTGAAGAGCTGGATTGGGCGTGTAACCGATTGATAACGCTAGCAAAAGACGAGATCGAAGTCCTCGTATTGACATTACAGTAAAAAAGTGGCAATTATTGAGTAAGGTGGACAATGTAGCCACCGACCCCAATTCAACCCCCGACCTAAAAAGCCACGGAGTCAAGATATGGCTATGCCTGCCCATAAGCCAACACGGCAGATGCGCGAGCAGGTGGAGCGGATGGCGGGGTTTGGTTTCACGATTGAACAAATTGCCATCGCACTGGACATTGGCGAACGCACTCTCTACAAGTACTACTCGACCGAACTCGAGCGAGGTCATATCTCGGTCAACATGAAGGTTGTGGGTAAGTTGTTCGCCGCCACCCAACGCAATGACAAGTCTGCAGTGACTGCTCAGATCTTCTGGGCCAAGACGCGCATGGGCTGGAAGGAGACGGATCGTCATGAGCACACAGGCGAAGACGGAGAACCGATCCAGCACTCGGTCACTGTTGAGTTCGTCGAGCCGCCGAGCCCTAAGCCCGCAAGCGAAGAATAACGCTCGCCTCCAGCTGCCTACATCGTTCAAACGTATATGGGAGCCCTCACGTTACAAGGCGTTCTACGGTGGACGCGGCTCAGCGAAGTCGCACAGCATCGCCGCAACGCTCGTGACGATGGGCTCCCAGAAGCCGCTGCGCATCCTGTGTGCTCGCGAGATACAGAAAAGCATAAAGACCTCGGTCAAGCAGCTGCTCGAGGACAAGATCAAGCTGCTCGGCCTCGAGTGGTTTTATCAGGTCACGCTCACCGGGATCGTTGGGCGCAACGGCACTCAGTTCCTGTTCGAAGGGTTGCGTACCAACCCCGAGTCGATTAAGTCGATGGAGGGCATTGACATTGTGTGGGTTGAAGAAGCCTCCACGGTGTCGCAAGCATCCATTGACCTGCTTGTGCCGACGATCCGCAAGCCCGGTTCCGAGCTGTGGTTCTCGTGGAACCCGCGGCTGAAGACTGATCCGGTCGACGCCATGTTCCGCGGTGAGGACGGGCCGCCGCCTCGTACCATCATGTTCTGCGCCAACTTCACCGAGAACCCATGGTTCCCGGAGGTGTTGCGCGAGGAGATGGAATGGGACAGGAAGCGTGATCCTGACAAGTACGCGCATATCTGGCTCGGACAGTATCGACGCAATTCCGAGGCGGCAGTCTTCAAGAACTGGCGCATTGACGAAATGACGGTGCCGCCTGACGTGACGCCTTACTACGGCGCTGACTGGGGCTTCTCCGTTGACCCGACTGTGCTGGTCAAGTGCTACCTGATTGACAAACGGACTCTCTATATCGAGGCCGAGGTCTACAAAGTCGGGTGTGAAATTGACCACACACCGGCACTGTTCTCGAAGATACCCGGTGCCAAACGCTGGCCAATTCGTGCTGACTCGGCTCGACCCGAGACCATCAGTTACATGAACCGCAATGGCTGGAACATTGTGGGCGCTACGAAGGGGCCGGGATCAATCGAGGACGGCATTGCATTCCTGCAGTCGGTGGACATTATCGTCCATCCGTCCTGCAAGCATTGCATTGATGAACTCACGCTCTATTCCTACAAGCTCGACAAGCTCACTCAAGAGGTGTTGCCCGAGTTGGAGGACAAGGAGAACCACGTAATCGACGCCCTCCGCTATGCCCTCGAGGAAGCTCGCAAGGCACTGGCTGGTGGGCCAAGCATAAGGCGACTATGACATGAAACTCTGGAACCGACTCTTCAGCAGCAAGGCGTCCAGTGTCGGGGCCATGGTTTCGTCCTGGTCACTCGGCCGTCCGATCTGGCAGCAACGCGACTTCGCCAAGCTCGCCAAGGAAGGATACCAACGGAACGTCATCGTCTATGCTTGCGTGTGGCTGGCAGCCAAGGCCGCTGCTGACGTGCCGCTCGCAATCATGCGCCGCAGGGGACAGACAGATGGACAGACAACACATGCCGCACTCGAGGCTTTGCTCAACCGCCCGAACCCGATGGAGGACGGCATCGCTTGGCGTCAGGCTGTGTTCTCTGATTTTCTGCTTGGCGCTAATGCCTATATTGAGCGCATTGATATTGGCGGTAGGCCTCGTGAGCTTTACCGTTGGCGTCCTGACCGCGTTAAGGTGGTGCCTGGCCCCTTGGGCTTCCCCGAGGCCTACGAGTTCAACGTGTCAGGCAACGCCCGAAAGATCGAAGTCGACATTCCCGCGGGTAAGGTCCCACTGCTCCATTGGCGGGACTACAATCCTGCAGATGACTGGTACGGAATGCCTGCACTCGATCCCGCAGCGTTCGCCGTCGACTCCCACACCGGAGCCGTCGCCTGGAACAAGGCGCTCCTCGACAACTCGGCCCAACCTTCGGGTGCTCTCGTCTACGCGCCCAAGGAAGGATCAGGAAAACTGACTGACGAGCAGTGGAACCGCCTGAAGGCCGAACTCGACGCATCGTTCTCGGGATCGGCGAACGCCGGACGCCCGCTGCTGCTCGACGGTGGCCTCGATTGGAAGGAGATGGGTTTCTCGCCTAAAGACATGGCCTATGTTGACGGCAAGAACTCAGCTGCTCGTGACATTGCGCTCGCCATCGGTGTGCCGCCGCTCATGCTCGGCATCCCGGGAGACAACACCTACGCCAACTATGCGGAGGCGAACAAAGCGTTCTACCGTCAGCTCGTCCTGCCGCTCGTCTGGCAGTTCTGCCGCACCTTGAATTGGTGGATCACGCCGGCATTCGGTCAAGGCCTGTCGATTGAGCCTGACGTTGATGACCTGCCGGTCTTCGCGGACGAACGTGCTGCCCTGTGGGATCGTGTCGAGAAGTCGACTATTCTGACTGTGAACGAAAAGCGCGAGATGCTCGGCTACGAGAAGGTGGCTGACGGTGACGTGATCCTTGTCCAGTCGTCGCTCGTGCCGCTCGAGTCTGCGGCCACGGTGATCGAAGGTGGCAGCGAGGACGATCCGAACGCTGATCCTGAGGACGGCGCCGGCGACGATGACACAGGCAGCGTGGAGTCGGAAGACGATGAATAGGCAACGCCGCATTCAGCAGCATGCTCGACTGTCTGCAGCTCTTGAGCGACAGATGGCACGAGAGATTGTGGGCGTGTTGAACCGTGCTGGCAATGCTGCGGCGTTGCATGTCGAAGCCGACCGCCGACACTCAGCGGTAGGCGCTGCCGTCAAGGTGCTGGTGACGTTGAAGCCGAAGCTACAGCGCCG